TCAAAATTCAAGTTATCCAAATCGGTTATTAATTTGCTTCTGAAAACCTCGCACAAATCATTTAGAGTTCTTTTCACATACATTCCAAGTCCGTATTTTGCTACAATTATATAGCAATACATTTGAATTCGTGAAAGGTTTTCTGTTGGAATTTCAGTATTATAAACCGTATTCAAATATTGAATAGTTTGTATTAATTTTTCGCCAGCAAAATCATTCGCTTCTTCAAAAAGAATTAAATCAAAAATGATTTCGTTTGATACTTCGCCAGTGGATAAATAATTTTCTGCAACTTCTTTTTTTTGCGTGTATGATTCCTCTAAATCATTCAACTGCTTTTCAGTTAATTTTTCAGAAACTTTCCCCAAAGCTCTAGCTTTTGCACTGCTTTTTAGTTTATCGGTTAATTCATAAATTTTGGTGCGATATTCAGCTACTTTTTGTGTTTCCATTTCTGCAATTTCTTGTTCAGTTGCTCCTTCAATAATTTGTCCGTCAAATACCACTGGTTTAATAAAATTTTCGTTGTTGTATGGAATTGACAAATCGCTTGCAACACTATCAATTGCTAGTGTTGCGGTGTTGTTTTCTATATTATATATCCATTTCATAATTTAAGGTGTTTGATAGATTTTTACCAACATTCCATAAAAAACAGCAGTATTTGAGGCATTATCTAATTTTAAATAAACAGTTATTTTTTTCTTATCATCCGTTAAAAAATTACTTTCAACTCTCCTGTAATTATTACTAGCGTCAAAGTCTGATAAAGAACTATATTGAGATTGTGAACTTACAACGCCATCACCTAGACATATAACTCTTCTATTTAAACTCATTTCTCTTGGTTGAGATGTCACAGATGTAGCGTAAGTGGCAACTCTTTCGGAGGCATTATAAACAGCATTTTGATTGATTGTTATATGGGAAACAAAATTAGCATTTGTAACAATTGTTGATGCAATTGCAAAAGTGTCAATTTCAATAATTGTTCTATTATTATTTATATTAATATTGCTAGGTATATCAATACTAGCCATTGCGGTAATATTCGTTGTTCCTGTATGCGTTATTTTTGAATTAATTTGACCTGTCCAAATAGGACTTGAAGCTCCACCAATCTCACTTTTATCAACTTTTTTTACCACTCCGCCTTGAATTACAAATAATTGGTCGGTGTCGGAGATGGGTGTGTCGGCTTCTTCGTAAGTTGAAATATTGTTGGATAGGAAATCTCCATTTAAAGATAATCTTGAAAAAACAATAGGTAATAGATAAGATTGCAAAGATGCAACATTATCAAAAACAAGATTATTAACTGAAAATTCACTATACAAACGTGGGCTATCTGTCAATTCAATAGAACTATCATAAGTGTTCAATATCCTAATTTTATCACCTATAACAATTGGAGTAAAATTCTTATAATATTCAACACCATTAAAAGAAAATCTTTGAGAATCTATATTATTAATTACTATCATTTAGCCTATTTTTGAAAGTCTGAAATTTCTATTCTTTTGAATTGTGTTACAAATATACAAAGGATTTTTCGTGCGAACTAAATAACGCTCTACATTTAACCATAAATTATACGCATACCTACAATTTAACTCAAACATTATTTTTTTCATTGAAGTATCAACTTGTTTTGAAACATCATTATTTAATTTTTCCCGCAATCCAAAAGCGGTGTCTATTTGGTCGCCATAAAACGAATGATAAGCGTACCAATAGTGAGCTATTACCGCTTCAAGTCCTACATTTGTGTAAGTAATTCCTTGATATGTGTATGTGTTTCCAGTTAATAATTCAGTATAATTACCGATATTATTCATTATATCGAAATATAACTTTTCGCCCAACAAAGGATACAATTCAGTCATTTGAGCCTGCAATACCGTTTCATTGAATTTAGCAATATTAATAGAATTGCTAACTTGTTTAAACTGCTGTACTTTCGCTATTGTTATTAATGGTATCATGCTTTTCCTCCTATATTAGTTTGTACATTTTCTTTTGGCGTTCCTAACATTTTACGTGCTAATTCGTCAGATATACCATAAATTTCAGATATAATAACAACCGCACTTTCTAAATCTGTTAAACCTTGACTAACTGCTTGCTGAATTGATAATAAAGCTTGAACACCACCCACACTTCCTTTAAGTTGTGCTTGCGCTTCTAATTTCTTAACATCTGCATCGCTTGCGCTTGCTTCTTCTGAAATTATAGGTAAGAATGTTATATAACCACCTTGCCACATTTCTTGATTTTGTACAATATCGTTAATAATAGCCTCAACTATACTTCTATCTTTGTCGCAATTTTTATAATATAACTCCTGCATTGCTTTTAAGCTTTCGCCACTATTGCCAAACATTGCGCTATCGGGATTTTTAACAAGTCCAACTGGCAAATTATTATAAGCCATTAAGATATTCTTTGAAGTTACATTTTCAGTATATTCAAACATTTTATCATCTAATGTAGAATCAATCTTGATAATCTTAAACACATCGTCAATTTTTCCATCTAAATTAGACGCCTGTAAAACTAAAGCACCACCAGCGTTTTCTGCTCCAATAAAAGAAGTCAATGTGTTTTTTACTTCGTCTGCTTCGGAATTTTTACGCATCCATAATGGATTTGTAACGTATTGACCGCTTTCGTTTAAAACCTCCTCTGGCTCATCGTTTGTGACTAATGGTTGTGTAACTATAATTTGTTTCCCAAAGAAACCTTTTCTCAAAAGTTGATTTCGGTAAACTGCACTTTGTGCCTCTGAATCGCAATCATTTAATACCGCATCTATTCTACTCAAAGGGTAGATATATTTTCGGTCTAAATTAATATAAAGAATTTGTCCTTTATATTTTTGAATTGCCCCAGCTTTTTCTATTTGACTTGCAACAATTTGTTTATCGTTATTGTAAACATCAAAAATTATAGGGTCTTCTTTTTTATCGTTCCATTTGTTTTTAAAATAGATTTTCCCGTTATAATCGTTGCTATCTTTTTTACCAATTCTGCATCTTTCAAAAGGAATAATTTTTGGATTAATCGGTTCAAAATTAAGATTATAATCGAAATGAATAAAACACCCTTTGTTATCTACAATTTCTTGAGTAACATCGTTTGCAAAATCTATAAGCTTTTGATTATCAGAAACTTTATATTTGTCCGCAAGACCTAAACCGCCACCAATAATAAAACGTGTCATCATTTCAGATGCCATTTTTGCTGTAATGGAATTATTCTTTATTGCATCTACTCGCTCTGTATAGGCATTATCTATACCGTTAGTGTAGATTGATAATTTGTTATCCCATTTAACAATCTTTTTATCTATTTCGACAACATCAATTTTCATTATCTCTTATTTTTTTTCTTAAAAGTAGGTTTTACATTTTCTGAAACAACATCCATTTTGTCAATATTTGGATATTTTGAAAACAAATCTTCTAATTTAAAATTTTCATTTAATTCTGAATATCTATCAATCAATATTCTTGCATATTCATCAGTTAAATTTTCGTTCGTAACAAAAATATTACTTCCAAATTCTAACTGTAATCCTTCTCTTTTTTTGTGCAATTCGTATTTTGAATTATTTTCCATTTTGTAGTGTTTTTTAATAAATTCGTTATGATATTGTTGTAAACAAGTTTGACAACTTGGGTTTACTTTTTCAACTGAAAATTCTTTTTTATAGTCTATCAAAAACTGCAGTAAAAAAGAACAATCATTAGCATCTTTTCCGCTAATGATTGTTTCTAATTTCATATTGTGCCAATTCATTAGGCTTCTGCAAATTTAGCCTCAAACGCTATTAACGTTGTTGCGTAATCTGTTTCCAATAATGTTTTTGGTAAATCAGTTTCATCTTCACCCTCCGCACTAGATAATGCAAAGTTGATAATTCCGTTATTTTCTTTCGAGTTGTAAGTCATTGTTTCCAACTCCAACCCACTTTGTAATCCGTAAATTTCAAAAGCATCAGCATTTAGCGCACCTTTGTATTTTCTGTTTACAATTACAACATATTTTCCACCGCTTGCAAGTTTACCAGCTTGCTCTTTATTAGCCACATTAGGCGTTAAAATAACACCATTAAACATGTGTTTGAAAGTGTCAAAAGAAAACTCTTGTTTCACTAATTCAAAAGCTGTTGAATTAACTTGTTTTACTCCTTGCAATAAATAACCTGTTTTTCCGCTTTTTAAAGCAAAGTTTGTAACTTTATTTTTATTTCCCGCATCATAAGTTATTGATGCGTAATTTACATCGTTTCTATTGATAATAAGTACATCATTTTCAAGTCCACCTTGCGCTTTGTCATCGCAAGATAATACAAAATCAGCATCTAATATTCCACAAATAACTGCCATATCTTTATATTTTTAATTGTTAAAGAAGTGGGTTAAATTAATAACCCACCGCTGTTAAATATGATTCCATGTGTTTAGCATCTATTGAGTAGATACCATCCATATAATTTTTCTTTGTTACTCTATCATAGAACGCTTCAATTGTACCAAAATCCCCAGCTGATAATGTACCAACTTTTAAATTTATAGGCATTGAAAACACTGCTCTATGTGGTAAGTTCCATTTTGTACCATTGTTTTGATACGCATCAATAACTCTATCCCAAAGGTTAATTTCTACAACTTCAATACCTCTATAACGTGCAACTAATTGACCGTTTTCATTTATAGTTGTGTTTCCTGCTCCTGTGTTTTGGATAGATTCCAAATCAGTTATGTATTGGTCAAAAATTGAACTTGTTACATATAATTTAGCCATTCCTGACTTAATCAAACGTTTATCAGCTTTCGCATAAACTCCTTTTAAAATTGCTAATCCCTCGCCAGCGGCTAAAGTTTGTAAAGCATAACTTGCTCCAGCATTTTTAGTAATTGTGTATTTTGAAGTTGTTACTTCTGCAAATATTTGTTTGAAAAAACCATCAAAAGTGTTGAAATAACCTTTATCAGTTCCGTTTTTCAATACACCACCATTTGCAATTGTTTCAGCTGCAGTGTCGTTAAACCAAACCTTTCGCAAAAGCTCTTCTGGCAATCTTTCTGTAATTTTTGCAATTAAGAAATTACCTACTGAACTTTGTGATCCCTCTACAATATTGTAAAAGTCAGGATTCATTTTAGACATTTGATTAACCAATTTATCCTGTGCATTTACATCAACTGAACATTGAGTTAATCTGAAATCTTCTTTTACAGGCGACCATTTCTTTTCTGTTAAAGAAATTCCAGCCACTTCATTTGGCGTACAACCTGTTGCAACTTTACCCATTAATCCTAAATTTCCTGCGAATACAATTTGTGTATCATGCTCAATTCCTTCTTCTACATCGTGAAGTTCGTTAAGTGTTTTGTCGCCCCAAGTTAGTACATTGACTACTTGCGAAAGGTCTTTTAATTCCTCTTTATTAAACTCGAAAGTTCCGTTATTTATTAAACTTGCCATATTATCTTTTTTTGTTTTTTGCTTTTAATACTAATTCTCTGTAAGCACTTCCTGTAACTTCTTCATCTTCTTTTTTCTCAACCGCTTTTGGTTTGAAAGATGATTTTACTTCACTTCTTAATTTCGCCACAACAGTTGAAACTTCATTTAAAGCTGTTTCTTTTGCTGTAATTTCAGCTTTTGCATCTGCTAATTGTTGCTCTAACTCTGCAATTTTTTTCGCTTGTTCATCTTCAGGAGCTTCAATAATTTCTGTTAAAACACCTCCAGCAAAAACATACGTTTGACCATCAGGCATTAAGAATTCTCCCTCTGCTGGCTTACCATCTACATTTGCCATTGATTCGCCAACAATAGGATTTTCTCCCTCTGCAACATCTACGAAATCAATTTCAACACCATTTGCATCTTGCAAAATAATGTTCTTAATTTTTAAGTCCACCTTTGCAAAAATTGCATCTACTTTTTCAAATAGTTTGGCGAACAATCCTTTTTGTTCTTCATTCATTTTATTTATTGGTTTAAAATTAAAAGTTGCTTTTGCTAAAACTTGAACATCATTAGCAATTGAGGTTGTGAAGTTTAAATCTTTCGCAAGTTTAGGGGATAACCAAGTTTCATAGTTCAAAAGAGGTCTAATCGCATCTTCATTTAATCCTGTTTTTTCAGTATAAAAATCAATTAATTTCTTTTCATACTTTTTAAGCATAGTATTATAATCTTCTATCTCTTGTGAAGTACCTGAAACAGAACCCCAAGGCATGTGTATCATAAATTCAGTACCAACTTCCATTTCTCGAGTGTCCCCCGCTAAAAATATAACCGTTGCAATAGACGCAACCATTTGTTGCCCTATTGTGGTTATAGGTATGTTTAAAGATTTTAGATAATTGTAAATATCAAAACCAACATCAACAGAACCTCCAACTGAATTAATGTAAACATCAAAAGCGGTCGCCTCTTTTTGATTTTCCACTTGCGAAATAACATCTACCAAGTGTAGCGCTTCTCCTATTTCGCCCTTTATGTTTATAGTTCCAATCATAAAGACAAAGTTAATATGGATTAAAAAGCTGTTACTTTAGTTTTGAATAGAGTAAAATATTTGTATATTTGCTATATGACATTGATAATTATATCCTTTACAGCACTGGTTTATTCTTTAAGCGTTCAAATTTTAAGGAAAGCAAAATCTTTGTTAATACCTAAATACAAAAAAACGCCCGAATATCAGGCGTTTTTAAAAGAATTAAATAATTTGATTAAGAATTCATAAATTTAATTATATTCCATATTTTACTCTCGGAGCAGTTGAATTTTTCGCTTATATAAGTTACTGAAATTGTAGGTTTATTCTTTTTTAACTCCTCTAAATAAGTTTCATAAATCAAAAGCCAATCCATTACAAATTGAGAAATTAACCCTTTAGTTATTAGTGTGTAAAATAACTTTTGGTCTATATTTTTTATAAAATCGTAATTATTCATTTTACCATTTATTAATTGGACAACTTTCTTTTTCACTTCTAATTTTTGCACTCAACGGGCAATAACAAAGCTTACAATAATGCCCCTGCACTTCTTTCAATTCATCTTTAATTAAATTCAAAAGTTTGCCCTCTTTCATTTCGTTGCAAGTTACGCATTTTTCTGCTCTTTGTTCGGCTAATTTTTCAGAAACTTCCGATTTTTCTAAATAGTTTTGCCAGCCGTTTAAAATATTTTTTATCATAAATTCGCTGTTTGTTG